TCTATTTAGGAGCTGGAACTAATTATACATCTGGTACATTAGCAACATCTTGGGCTAGTAACACAGATGCAAACAGAGCAGTAGGTCAAGTAAATTTAGCTGACAGTACAAGTAATGAATGGTACGTGACTGGAATTCAGCTCGAGACAGGCTCGCAAGCCAGCGATTTTGAGTTTTTACCTGTTGATATAAATTTAGAAAGATGTGCAAGATATTTTATTTTAATAGATACAGCAAACAGTGGTTCTGCAAATACTTTTGTACATAATTTAGGTGGTGTAGCGGGTGCATCAAGTGTAGCTTTCTTTCCTTATGAAAATTTTGTTCCATTTAGATCTGCACCATCTGTAAGTCAAAGTGCTGTAATAACTGTTGACGAATATTTTGTTGCAAATAGAACACAAAGTTCAACAAGTATCGCTATGAACGCACCAAGTTCTAAATCGGGTGGTGTTATAAAACTTTCTAATTTTAGTAGTATGACTCAAGGTAATGGTGTTCAATTATCTTCAGGCGGAACAATAAGTTTAAGTGCGGAGTTATAATGATTAATACAGTTACAAAAGAGTATCATGAAAAAAATTTTATTGGTTATCAAGTGGTTTATGAAAATAATGAAAAATGGTTTGTACCACTAGACGAATCAAACACAGATTACCAAGCAATTCAAGAATGGGCCAAGATAGAAGGCAATAACATTATCGATCCAGGAGCGTAACCATGTTTTTTGGTGGAACTCCTTTTGCAGTAACCACATTCGGTGGTAACACAGTACCTCAAAATGCTGTAGTCAATGTTACAGGCAATAGATTTAATATTGCAGTTGGTAACGTAGTTGTAAATGCAAACGCAGCTATCAATGTAACAGGCAACAGGATTAATATAGGTAACAGCAGTGTAACTGTTGTAGGTAATGCAATTGTCAATGTTACTGGAAACAGATTAAATATTAACATTGGTAATGTAACTGTAACTGGAGATGCGAACGTTGATGTTACAGGTAATAGAAGCAATATTTCTACAGGAACTGTAACAATTATTGCAGATGCAAACGTATCACCTACAGGAAGTAGAGTAAATTTATCAACAGGTCAGGTATCTATAAGAGCATGGGCTGATATAGATCCAGGTGCTTCACAGACATGGACACCAATAACAACGGGGGCAACAGGAACTTGGGTTGAAATAGATCCTTTACCAGTGCCACCAAAACCTTGATTCTGTTGAAAATTAATATAATATGTAATATAAGGAGAATAATATGGCATCAAGTACATCAAGTGACCTAAAACTAGAACTCATAACAACAGGTGAAAAGTCTGGTACATGGGGATCAATTACAAATACAAATCTACAGATATTAGAACAAGCAGCATCAGGATATTTATCTTTAGCAGTTGGATCTGGAGATGTAGCTTTAGCTTTAACTAACTTTTCAACATCTAACGGTAAAAATTTATACTATAAATTAACCGGTACTTTAACAGCTAATAGAACAGTTACCATGCCAGATTCTGCTGAAAGAGTATTTATAATAGAAGATGCAACATCAAGATCCTCTTCTCAATATACACTAACTGTGAAAACTGTATCAGGCACAGGTGTTACTGTTCCAATAGGTGCAAAGATAGTATTGTATTCAGATGGTTCAAATATAAGTTCGGGACCTATTACAAAAGGATATCATACAGCAACAGGTGCATACACTGCAGTTGCAGGTGATCAAATTTTTGCAAACACAACAAGTTCAGCATTTACAATCACACTACCAGCTTCTCCAGCTGTAGGAGATGAAGTTACTTTTATTGATGCAAGAGGAACTTTTAATTCAAATAATTTAACTATAGATAGAAATAGTCAACCTATAAATTCAGGAACATCAAACTTAGTTTTAAGTACGAATGGCCAAGCAATTACTTTAGTTTATGTAGATGCTACAAGAGGTTGGGCATTTAAAACAAATACAGCGTAAGGAGCTTACAAGATGGCTCTTGTTGACTTTAAAATACGACCAGGCATAGACAAACAGAATACAACTGCTGGTGCAGAAAATAGATGGATAGATTCCGACAACGTCAGATTTAGATATGGTCTACCTGAAAAAGTAGGTGGTTGGCAATCTCCAATAAAAAAATCTATTGTAGGCGTTGCAAGAGCAATGCATGCTTTCGTTGATTTAACAGGTAAAAGATATGTTGCAATCGGCACAGATAAATTTTTATTTATTTATTATGATGGTGAACTTTTTGATATTACACCTTTAATTGGAGCTTTAGGCTCAACAACTATTACAACTGTTTCTGGTTCACCTTTAGTTACTTTAACCTCTTCTAATCATGGAGTAGAAGAAGGTGATATAATTTCTTTGTCTTCAACAACTTTACCAAGTGGTACAGGTTTTTCTGCATCTGATTTTGATGACAAATTATTTCAAGTAACAACTGTTGTAGATGCAAACAATTTTAAAATAACACAAAGTAGTAACGCTTCAGGTAACGCTGGTCCAGGAGGCAGTGTCACCGTTACACCATATGCAAAAATAGGTCCGCAAACTCAAACACAAGGTTATGGTTGGGGTATAGGCACGTGGGGTGCTAGCACTTGGGGCACAGCTAAAACATCAAGTGACGTTATTCTAGAACCAGGCCTCTGGAGTCTTGATAACTTTGGTCAAGTGTTAATTGCAACTGTTGCAAATGGATCTACGTTTACTTGGAATGCAGGTGCAAATACTCCTACATCAGTTAGAGCATCTATATCTACATCAGGTTTTGCAACAACAAACAATCCAGCCATATCAAGATTTACAATGGTATCACCGACAACAAGACACTTAGTTCATTTTGGAAGTATTATACCTACACCTGTAGGTGCACCGCCAAATGAACAAGATAATATGGCTGTAGTTTTTTCTGATCAAGAAGACATCAACACTTATCTACCTACTTCTACAAATACAGCTGGCAATCAAAGATTACAAGATGGAACAAAGATAATGGCAGCCATAAGAGCAAAAGAATCTATGTTGGTTTGGACAGATAACGCTCTTTACGTTATGAGACATGTAGGTGCACCATTTACTTTTGGCTTTGAACAAGTGGGAACTAATTGTGGATTGATAGGTAAAAATGCAGTTATAGAAATTGATGGTGTAGCTTTTTGGATGTCTCCAAAAGGATTTTTTGCTTTTGATGGTACAGTTAGATCTCTACCTTGTAGCGTCGAGGATCATGTATACGATAATATTGATACGACAAAGGGTCAACAAATTTGTGCAGGTATAAATAATTTATATACAGAAATAACTTGGTGGTATCCTGCATCTGGATCTGATCACAATGATAAATACGTAACATATAATTATGCTGAAAAAGTTTGGTATACAGGAACAGAGGCAAGAACATCTTGGATTGATGCAGAAGTATATCCTAAACCATTTGGAACTAAATTTACAAGTGCAGGGACAGGGACTTTTCCTACTGTAGTGGGTGAGTCTGGATTGGGTAAAACACAATTATTTGAGCATGAAGTAGGAACAGATCAAGTTGATGAAACAGGAACTGTAACAACCATTACATCATTTATAAAATCATTTGATTTTGATCTTCAACAAAGACAAAGTCCATTATCCAATCAACCGATGTCACTCGGTATAGTAGGCGAAGTATTTGTTGCTGTAAGACGTTTTGTGCCTGACTTTGAAACAATATTGGGTAATGCTAAAGTTACCCTAGGAATTAAAAGATATCCGCAACAATCTGACAGTTCTAGCGGTCTTAGCCCCTTTACAATCACTTCATCAACTGATAAAAAAGATACAAGAGCAAGAGGTCGTTTTGTAAACGTCAAAATAGAAAATGACGCTGTAAACGAATCTTGGCGTTTTGGTACGTTTAGATTAGATATACAACCAGATGGGAAAAGATAATGTCTAGAAGCAATTTTTATAATAATTATTATCAATCATTTATGAATGAAAACATGAATCCTTTATATAGAAGGTATTTAGAATATTTATCTTCAGATCTACCTGACGTATCTGATATTGGTGAATTTATTGATGTTCCAACAACAGCTGAAAGAGAGGGATTAGAATCCTTATTAGATACAACAAGAATACCCCTTGATAATCTGCGTAGACCTATGGGACCTATGGCACCTATGAATCAACAACGTGAAGGTGGTGGTGGACCAAGAACAGGTAAATTTGGTAATTTAGATCCGGCATCT